TTCTTACCAAAAAGGAGTTATTTTTTACCAAAAACACAAACTATTTTACACTACCGTTCAGGCGGAGCCTTTTTCAAAAGCTCATTCACAGCCTTTTTATCAAGACTATCGGTTTCCATGCCATTGTTGGCCAGCCACTGCTTCATTTGCTGCACACTGTTTGGATTTTCCAATGCAGTCATGTGTTTCATGGAAGTGGTCAGCTTCTGACGGGACTGTGTATTCATTTCAATGGCCTGTGCCACCAGTTCCATATCCAAGCGTACACCGGTGTCATTGATTTCTTCACTCTGGTGATATTCCTCCCAGACAGTGGTGGATACCGGGAATTTGGCCAGACGCTGCTTGATACCAATTTCGGTTTCCACATCTCGCAGGTTATAGTTCTTGAAAGCGGCCCACTTATCTGGCGCATGGAATGGTCTGTTGCGGGTGCGCTGACCGTTGGATTTCGTAGGAGCGCAGGGCTGGCAGAAATATTTAATCAGGTCTTTGCCTTCTGTGAGTTTTTGCTTCTCGAGGCCCAGAACGGCACCGACACCTTCCAGTGACAAAGGCAGTCCCATCGTAGCTGCCCAGATCATGGAGCAGTGCCAGCTTTCAGGATTTAGATAATCGCCGGTGGGATAACCTAAGAAGCGGGATAGGCAGATGCGTTCAAAGGTGGCATTGAAGGCCCATTTGATGACCTCGTCATCCTCCAACGCCATTAATACGTCCTTCGGGATATGTTCGCCGCAGGCAAGGTCGACCACCTGCACCGGGCTGGAGTCCACGCTATAGCCAAACAGGAGAATTTCAAAATCATCAGCCTCCACATAACGGTACACACCGGATTTTTGCAGTGGAGCGCTGCTGTAAGTTTCAATATCGATACTCAGTGTTTTCATGAATTGTCACATCCTTTCCATACCCAAATAGGGCGACAGATTGCTCCGTCACCCTGCCGGGAAATCAAGTGATTAGTCGAGGAAATCCTCGTCTTCATCCGTATTGAAGTCGGACTCAGCGCTTGCCTTGCCGCCGAGAGGCTCACCGTCACGAATCTTCTGCAGATTGTTGAGTCCGCAGGCAATCCCCTTGTTGCCGGAGCTGTTGAAGGCGTAGAAGGTAATGCTGGCACGACCGTACACACCGGAGTAAACTTCGGAACGACTCATGATAGGATTACGGTCTGCGTCCACAATGCCGGGAGCAGTGGTTGCGTTGGCGTTGACGAAGTAGGCGTTAGCGTAAGCGGCATCGTCGGGTCTCTCCAAATCGCCGTCACGAAGAGGAGTTTTCAGAACGGAGAGTGCAGGGACAGTCTTGCCGTTACCCTTGAGCTTGGCTTCGCCTTCCTTGTAGGCAGCTTCGATAGCGGCCTTAATCTTGGCAACGGTGCGTGTGTCGCTCTTAGGGATAATCAGGCTGATGCTGTACTTAGGAGTGCCACCGTTGATGGACTTAGGCTCCCAGACATTTGCGTAGCTCCAGCGGGTTTCAGGGCCAGTGATGACCTTCATGGGATTTACAGGTTTTACATTCTTACTCATAATCGTTTTCCTCCATAAAATCAGTTTTTGCATTATTCATGACCGGGCGTTTGTCGCTTTCCGGTACAAGTGTGGGTTTGCCTTGCGGCTTTTCGATGTAAGCAGACAGGAGTTCTTCAAAGCGGCTCTTACCGAGCAGCTTCTGCATGGCAGTGATGCCGAGGAGCTTGCGCTCATACGGGTCAAAGCCAGCGTTGGTAACAACTTGTGTTACAGCGGCCTCATTGGTGTATCTGCGATTGCTGCGGCCTTCGACCAGCTTGAAACCGGTCCAGTCCTTACCTGAGATGGCCTGCTGAAGCGCATATTCCTTGATGTCGTTCACCCAAGAGACCAGCTGATCTGCACGGGAGAGAATGACCTCGATTTCAGAATCCTCCAACAGCGGAGGCAGCTTGAAATCGTACTGAGCAAGGAGCAGATTGGCTTCGGCTCTGGCCCTGCATTCATGCTTGGCCTTACAGAAACCGCACCACTCGCCGCAGAGAAAGTTTCCGTCACCGGCGAAGGCCAGCTCCGCAGTAGGCTTCAAGACTTCTTCGGCCCAGCGATACAGGTCGTCTTTGGACATTTCAAAGGTGGATACATTCTGTCGTCTTGGCTGGTACACGGTCATTGCGACAGAATCGATGTCGTAAATTGCGTCGAACAGCTCCAGTGCGCCGAGAGCGTAGCACATCATCTGGGGATTGTTATCCGCTTCGACCAAAACGCCAAGGCCATGCTTATAGTCAATGACACGGAGCGTTCCATCTGAAATGATGATGGCATCCGAAGTTCCGAAGCCCTGTTCTACCCAGCGAGAGAAATCAACACGTTGTTCGATAAGTACCACGGGGGCAGCGCAGGTTTCCTTGGCGGCTTCCACCAGCTCCAAGATATAAGCTGCGTATCCGTTGGCGCAGTCCTCCATCTCCTCGCTGTACCAAGTCAGGTGTTCCGACGGGTCAACAGCACTCATGTCCAGCGCCTTGCGGAGCTTATATTCACAGAGACTGTGTGCGTCGGTACCTTCGGCTGCATAGTCGGAACCTTTGTCCTCGTAGGTTTCGCAGAGCCTTGCCGAAGGCGGACAGTTGAGCCAGCGGTGCGAAGAGGACGCTGACAGAATGGCGTGTGCTTTAGGTGGCATTTCCAATCACCTCCGCATCACGAAGCAGCGCTTCATAATTTGCAGGGTCCACCTGAGAGAGCTTGCTGGCACCATATTTCTGGAGCAGCTCACGGACGCCTGC